TGCCAGGGTACGGAGTTCGTCATCATCAATGTGTTCAGCCAAATTGGAATCGAATTCTTCTGCTCCGGCACCCATGAGATCTGCCATGGGATCGAAATCAATCTCGACACCGCCGTCTTCCAATTCAGTAATCAAGGAATCGCCAATAGGCATTTCCTCTTCTGCGACCATAAGCCCTTCTGGACCCATATCAAAATCATCTTGATCAAAAAGTCCGTTAAGGGGTTTATCTATAGCCATCTACGATCTCCATCAATTTTCAAAGCGCATATCGTAACGGTCTTTCCACATCCGGTATCTGTCTGTCCGCTGGTCTATTGAGTCCAGCAATGACTGCATGACATACTGATAATCCTGCCTATCCATAAATTTTTCCAACTTTCTTTCATGTTTCGCATTAACCGCAGGACACAGTAGCAATCCCTGCTCATCACGACGGCTGTATACGCCATCCAAACCCTTGTCCACAAGGGCTCGCATTCCACCTTTAACCCATTCAGGATAATGCCCAGCTTCCATCAAGTCTATTCCTCCCCTGACGATGCATCGTGCAACATCCGCCTTCGTGTGCCCCACACCATCTGATTGAACATCCTCGACAATCGCGGCAAAATCCAACGTGTCGGCCATTAAAACCTCCCTATCCGGTACATACTCGTTGGAAAAGGAATCTAGTTGTTCTGACATTTTAACTCTCCATCAGGGTTGTGAGACGCTCAATAATGGTATCAAGCTCCGGTAGCCAGCGGTGCTTGGGGTCCAATTTAGCCAAACCATTCCTACGCTGCGTAGCTACAGAACGGATAGCCAATACGATTTTGATGTCAGCGGGGATCGGAGGCGGTAGCTGTGCAGCCGTTGTTGCAGCCAGATCCCGGTCATACTCATCACTAGACTGCGCCAGCACCTTTACACGAGTGCGCTCCGGCTGACTCATAGCCGCCAAATGCATTGCCATCGACAACTTTTGGGTATGATTCGTTTCCGCTTCATTAACCAAGTCGGACAACACACCGCGATCATCGTTGTTTATCTTTTTTAACACTTCGTCCAACTCAGCACTCTCGACTTTCTTTTTTGCTTCTTTCAATGACATCGTTCCGTTGATCACAGGTTCCACGAGTTCAGGCTTCTGCTTTCGTATCTTCTTCGCTTCCTGCACATACTGATGGTTCGTCTGGAAAGTTTTAGCAGCTTCATCGCGTGACTGAGTCGCTTCAGCAATTTTTTGCTTAAGCGACTTTCCATGAGTCGTTAATCCATGCGCTTGCCTTTCGCGAGCTTCTGCTTCCAAGACATCCAAGATATCTGGATCTGCTGCGATCATCGCACGTTGCTGACTTGTGAGATGTCTGCGCTGAAGATTTGTCGAGACAATCCATTCGCCAGCGGTTACACCATCAGGTGCGCTCCATTCGGTTTGCTTAGGCGCGATGCCCAAGTCATTACATGCTCTAACACGATTACGTCCATCAAGCAGTTGATTATCGTGAAACACCACGGGATGTAGCTGGCCGCGATCCTTTATGTCCTCGACAAGCTCTTCATACTCATGACCCATCAACAACGGAAACTTCTTTGCTACTGGATGAATATCAATCATAACAGCTACCCCCTTTTAGGTTGGAATTAATAATAGTCTGCTTTGCGCCCTGGAATCAACTCGTCCATAGGATAGTCGCTATGCATACTGATAAAGCCACCCTGCCTGAATCTCATAAGTGCTTGTGTAGACGAATCTACGAGATCATCGTGGTCACCGTAAGGAAATGCCGCAAACTGTTCTATCACTTCTTCAGCCCACCGGGTCTTCGGAGCATAAACGTGCCCACTGAAAAAGAGATCAGATACCGCGTTCACCCTGGCAACCTTATCCTTGCCTCTACCAGGCGTGTACTCCGCAACAGGAATACCGATTCTACGAAGCTCAAAGATCAGAGGACTACCTGCCGCTTTCGCTTCCACGATAAACGCATCGGGGTCGTACTCCTTGTACATCTCATACGCACGGACCTTGAGGTCGGGAAACTCTAGACGTTCCTGCAACGCATCCAGCAGAACAATCTTGGCTTCACCATCCTCCGTATAGAAAACGCCCCAAGTCGTGCAAGCACTGTAGTCGGCGGTTTCCTTTGCAAGGAATGCCGTGTCCCACGATTGGATCACGAACTCGCAGTTGGGCGGCTTCTTTTCTTTCCACTCCTTCCACCACTCGCGCTTGATGATCGCGCCTTCTTCGGAAGTGGGATCTTGTTGATACTGTGCACTCCACTTTGGAACCGGAAGCTCTGCTCGCAGAGACTCAAGCTGATCCAGAGGCCAGAAACCAGGCCACAACGGTTTACCGCTTGGAAGGATTGCAGGCAGTTCGATGATTTCCCACTCGTCAGCACCGCCTCTTTCGATAGATGCTTTCAGAATGCTGCCCGTTAGATCTTTAGTTGACCAACGGGTCATCACCAAACAGATAGCCCCTCCAGGCTGCAACCTCTGGCGAGGACCGGAAGTGTACCACTCGTAGGTTTTGTTGTAGACATCGGGATCGTTCATAGCGGCTTCCTGTTCTGAGTGGGGATCATCCACGATCAGGATATCCGCACCCTTACCAGTCACCGCACCACCAACTCCGATAGCGAAGTAGTCTCCTTCCTTATTCGTGTTCCAACGTCCAGCAGCTTTCGAGTCCACACTAAGCGCGACACCCGGAAATATCTTAGAATAGTCATTAGATCCAACGAGGTTACGGACTTTACGTCCGAAACCAACAGCGAGTTCCGCTGTATGAGCAGTTTGAATTACCTTACGGTCAGGAAACTTACCCAAATACCACGCAGGGAAGAAATGTGAAGCAAACTCAGACTTGGTATGACGAGGCGGCATGTTGATGATAAGCCGCTTCAGTTCACCACTCGCTATACGATTAAACGCATCTGCCATAACACGATGATGATTACCTTCGATGAACGCAGGCCAGACCTCTTTAACAAAAGCCAGGAAGTCACTGTTAGCTTCATCGCGTACACGAGCATCCGCCAACTCATCCAGAAGAATGAGGATCTCGCGCTTCTCACCAGGGGGCAGCGTGTCGAGTTGCCCAACTACAGTTTCGATATCCACTTTCAAAAATTACACAAAAATTTTTCTCCAGAAAAGAGGGGGGCCTATTCCTGAGAAAAAACTCCCCTTATTAGTACTAGTATATACTAGCTAGTAAGAACTAGACCAGATACATACTAAAAAACAAAAAACCTAGATTAAACCAGCTAGATAGAATCTATGTACCACGAAAACGAAAATGACACGTTTGAGAATGTACTTCCGAAGTACAGAATCACGCCAGAAGAAGAACTGGTAATCAATAAAGCCGTGATCGCATACCAGATTCACAAATTCAAAAATAGAATCGTGCGAGACAAGAATGAAAAATGGTCCAGCGAAGATTATCTGGAAGCATATCCAGAATATTTCGAGAGACACGGCAAAAATAAACTGAGATCGAAAGGAAAAACCGCTTCAGACATCATAGATGACCATTTCATAGAAAAAGGTGAAAGTACAAACACTATGCGTTGGTATAATTTAGTAAGATGTGTTATAGCAATAGGTGAACATATAGCAAAGTATGAAATGGAGCTATAGGACGAGCAAAACTGTGTTTATTCTTTCTGGGGGCGCGGCGCAAAAAAAGGGGGGGGTGGTGGTACGGGGGTCAGCCTCTCTGGATCTTACATGTAAGATGGTTCGCTGGCTGGCATGTTGGGTCCGACATATCGGATATATGATGACCTATTGACTCTGCTACCGACTACCGCGACCTTCTAGGGAGCTTATTGACATTCTAGGTATTGAGTATGTGAGCCGCCCACTTCACGGGCGCTGATCAAAGCGGTGCTAGTAAGAGACAATGCTCGCGGTCAGCGACGTAGGAGACTCAGGTCGCTCATGATGCCTAGACCAAGAGAGATACCAGCACCGCCTAACTGGTGGTGCTATCCGATCACTGGTCTCCTTATCTATCTATTGATCAAAGGAGTAGCCAAATGGCTACCAAGACCAGAAGTGCCCCTACAGCGCAAGCCAAGGGTCGTAAACGGGCGAAAGCCCCTAAGCAATCCCTACCAGAGCAGATCGTTGCTCATATGGTGGCTGGTATTGCGTTCTCTGGTATCGCTTCAAAAGCGAAAGCCTCATTAGCCGAACTGGTTATGGATTTCGTTATAGAAGTGATCACCAACTTTCCTAGTGAGTATGGAACGAAAGCGAACGCTTTTCGTTCGCAGCTACTCGCAGGACTAGGTAGCTCTGTAGATGGTGTGATCACCTACGGGCCAGCCTTCAAGGCCGCATGCGACGCTTTGGACGTTACACAGTCCAAGAGCCAGCGTGAAGTTCTCTGGGGGCGCGCAGTCAACCTAGTAAGCACCCTACGGGGTCGCTTGAATGACTGTGGAATAGTTCTCAAGATTGAGGGTCAAGATGTTTGGCTCGCACATATTGAGGCGACAACGGGTGAGGATGGTCCGAACCTAAACTGGAAGTATCTATACTCATTCGCTGACGTTAGGATCGAGTCCCTAGCCACTAGGGCCAAGGGTAGATATTCCATAGGTGAGGAGTCCTATCCGAACTCGAGAGCAGGAGAGGCTTCGGCTTCGGTAGCTGATGCGCTCGCGGTATATAATGCGGTAGCTGAGGTTGAGCGCCCGCATGTGAAAGCCTGTAAGAAAGCTTTTCGCACCTTGGCTGGTAATCAAATAGTTGATGACAAGCGCACTGAAAAAGCCAGAGCGAAAGAAGCAAGAGCCGCTATGGATCAGGCACTCGCAGAAGCAAGCCCAGAGCAACGGGCGGAAGCAATGGCAGTACTAGGGATCACTGAAACCCTAGCGTAGTAAAACCGTAGGCCGTTGATCGGATGTAGTGGGAGAGGGCCAGTAGAGATACTGGCCCTCTCTTTTTTTTTGTGCCTGTATCTTACATGTAAGATAGCACCTGGCTGACTCAGCTACACTCAGCTATCCGCGATTGCTACTCCGAACAGTATGCCAAGCTTCTCTTGCAACTCACGTTCAATCTGCTCTGGCGTTCTATTCTCAATAGTCACTACGGTGCTATCATCGAACAGTCCGCTACTCTTACCTAGTAGTTCAAGTGCCCGCACTCGTGTACTGGCTGGGTTCTCTAGGTCGAGTGCTTCTTCTTGCAATCGTTCCAGTACCCAAGACTTGTGTACCTTCTCGTGCGACTTGATAGCAGTGTTCTTCTGGGCCTTCAATTCTTTTATCTGTGTACTGACCTTCTCATTCTTGGCGAGCTTGTATGCTTCCGAATGGATCGCTCCACTGGTCATCTTCTTGGCGTTGTAAGCCTTCCGGTATGCGTCCGTGTAGTTACTTCCTTCTGCCACGAACCCAGCGAAAGCCGATTGTTTTGGAGTGAGGGTCTTACCCATAGTCATAAAAGTTTTTCCTGGGAGGATGCTTGCGTTAGTAAATCAATCTACACCCACTATTCTACAATGCACCATAATCGGGGTCAAAACTAATTTTCCCCACCCGTGGAATTGACTTGACATATAGTGCAGAACATGTTATATTATACCATAGATTTAAATTACTTCTTACATGTAAGATACATGTACAATTTACTTCTTACATGTAAGATACAAAACGGGGGGACTTCTAGACAAATGGCTAGAAATTTAGTTCCCAGAGCCTTGCGGGAAATCAGCCCGACTAGGTACTGGTCAGCTTTGTTCTCGCCTAGCCAAGCTAGTGCGGACAAAATCATAGCTAAACATACCAACGTATTGTGGGATGACTACGGAGTACGGTTTATTAGATCCTATGATCCCGACTCTCGACAATCCCAGAACCAAAAGCAAAAGCGATTGGTAGCAGTGAGTGAGCATACCAAAAGAATATCTAACCCCACACCTGTAGGTCACAGACTGTAAACACTTCTTACATGTAAGATACAAGTTTCATTTAAGCGGAGGTGCAACCACCCTATGGCTATACCAAACAGAAGCCTACTCGTAAAAGCGATTGACGAACTGGGAGGCTTGGATCATATCAATTCCTGTGATCAGCAAGAATCCTATGAACGTGCAAAAGCTATGTTGCATGAACAGGGGATCAACGATTGCATCATGGGAACAGCCAATACCAAACTGTTTCCTATTGCCGAAGATGGCAAACTGGTGTGGGCTGTGCGAGTAGAGCACATAATAGTAACGTAGCTTTCAACCCTCCCAAGTGAGGATCATATGAAGGATTCTGAATACACCACATTGGTGGCTAAACACAACAAGCCACCACCCCCACCTGAGCCAAGTCAGGCTAAGAAGCGGAAGCCTATCGGCCCGCCCGCTACCACCCAACAAATAATTGATAAGCTCCTCGCCAGAGGATTCACTCGTACTCCCCAAGGTTCTTTTTCTAGGAGGTAATGTGGCTAAACGAAACCGTAAGAAAATATCAGCTAGGCGTAAGGCCAAGCTCGCACCGAACTACATCAAGTCTGATGGTAAGCGCAACAAAACGAAATCGAAGTACGGTGCTAAGCATGACGC